TTACTTTGTAGCCTTTCTCTTTCATCCAGACTTTGAAGCTATGTTCCCAATCGAGCAGAACACCATCGCAGTCAACTAATATAATCTTGTCGTTCATCACTTTCCTTATCATCAAAATACATAGTATTATAGCATATAACTTCAGATTTTGTCAAGTACTATTTGAAGTATTTTTCAAGCATTTCGTACTTATCGTGGTACTCAGCCATTTTTTCCAACTCTTTTTCTATGGTTTCCATAACATCTGGATGCTCTGCAACACCTACATTGGAACTAATTAAAATATCGATATTCATTTTGTGCTTACCAGCTTGGGCTTGCATATAGTCCATCGATGCTTTTATTATGTCGTCACGATAATTCCTGCTCATCTTATATCCTCAGTAGTTAGAAAGAATCTCGGTTCTTTCGCTTATTTCTTCTCGCTTCTTGAATCTTTGCTTTACGCTTATCGTATCGCTTTGAGTCCTTTTTCACTTCAAAGTCCTCGTCAATCCACTCTCGAAACTTCTTACTCTTGTTTTTACCCATGTTACTTTACCTTATTAAGCCTCTTTTGAAGATGGTGCTTCTGATTTCTTAGGTCGACCTCTACCACGCTTAACTGCGATAGGCTCAACTATTCCACCTGGAAATGCTTCATTAATCACTTCAGGAGAAAGATCGGGATAAGGCTCTTTAGCAATCATTCTCAAAACAAGTTTAGCATCTTCTTTGTCCACAGCTTCTAACATCTGAATGAAAAGTGACTCTTTTCTCACCTTAGGCAAATCATTTCCATCAGGCATCTGCTCAACAAAGTACGACATTTTCCTCATTTCACGATACAATAAACCGTGTGACTCGTTGATCACAGATTCTTTGTATGGGGGTGCAGTTTTAGGTAGGTCAAAAGTCCATCTTGCATCACACATCAATGCAAGTAAGTCTCTTAGTTGTCGGCTATCATGTCTTTTCAGAATAGCAACTTTTTCTTCAACTGTTTCTGCTTTTCGGGCAGTGTTAACAATCTCTGCCAGAGATAATGTAGTCATTTTAAAACTCCGTTATACATTCCATTAAATTTCTAAGTTTGTTCTTGATGAAGTAATTGAGCAACTGACTTCTATCTTTACCATTCTCTTCATGCCAGATAGAAAGTATTTCATCTTTCATTTTTTGAGGAACTTCACTTAAATCAATCAAAGCTTTATTTCTCATGTAGTTGCGTTTTACTTCATCATCCATATTATTTATATCAGCCCACTCAGCTATACGCTTTTGTGTTATGGGTCGTTGTCGTATACTCATAACAAACGCATTGTCAGCAGATAAAACATTCGGTATACCATCACCAGAATCGCCTTTTAGAATATGTTCAGCAAGATATTTTTCTGGATTAGCATTAGATATCCAACGCTTTCTGGTAGGATCATACTGTTTCACATTTGCATACTTGTGAAGTTGTATGTAGTCTTTATCACCAGAAAGTACAAGAATAGGTTCGCCTGCATTTAGTTCAGTGCCTTCTTCATGTACAATTGTACCAATGATATCGTCAGCTTCACAGGTTTCTATTTGAATAACTTTGTATGGAAAGAACTCTTTTAGTTCTTCACGAATGTTATTGAGGGCAGTAAAAATAGCGTTCCAATCCATTTCGGACTTATCTCTTGCTTTCTTACGATTTGCTTTGTAATACGGGTAAGTCTGTCTACGCCAGTAGTTCTTGTCATCACAGCAGATCACAAGTTCACCGAACTCATCGTGAAACTTCTTACGATTCGCTCTCAACGTATTCAAGATCATATGCCTTAGCATACCCTCGTCAATCTGTGCGTTCTGATGATTACCTATCTGCATCATCATATTCGCAATCATGACCTGGTTTAAATCAACCAATATCATCGTCTTTCTCCTAACTTAATTTATAGTGTTTACTACTATAGCATAAGTTTATGGTTTTGTCAAGTCTATTCTTCAATTCCATCGAAGTATTCTTCCATGCCTTCTATGAAGTTATCGAGCATATCCTGTAAACTGACTTCAGCTTCTTTCTGAACATCTTCAAATACAGTGTTCGAAAAAGTTTGAAATGGATATTCCTCATTGATAGATCGAAATAGTAAAGCCTTAGAAGCTTCAATAATTGTTAGTATATCTAACATCGATCTCGGATCTTTCTCAACTTCAATACCCATTCCCCTTAATGCCCAAACAGTTTCTCTAGCATTAACTACAGCGAATACATCAGCCATTTGCTTATCACTCTGCTGTATAAGGTCATCTATTTCTTCCTCTCGCTTTTTTCTTTTCTCAAAAGCTTTAGTAAAGTCTATTATATTACTCACTTGTTAACCTTAAGAATAATGGTATCAGCATTGATTCTTCCATCCGTGGGACTATCTTTAGTCTTCAATGCTTTCAAAGCCTTCAATGCTCTTAACTTAGTACTCTTGTTAATCGCATCAATCATCTCTTCAGGCTTGCGTAACTTTTTCTTGAATGACAACTCAGTATCGTAGTTCTTAACTGTAGTTCCACTCACAGTAAATCCATTACTATTATCAGTTACGATATACTTCATTACTCTCGTTTTGGTATTGAATAGATAAACCTCTGTAGCACCAACAATGTAAGCAGGACTTGTACTAGATATCTTGAAGTCTGCACACTCTTTTTGATATATCACCTTTGCAACTTGTTTCGTTGCAGGTGTTGCCTTTTTAATACGAGGTTTACGATTTGCTTTCTTGCTCAACACATACTTCTCGCCATCACTTATAAATGTAGAGACTAGTTTGAGTAGAGACTTTTGTTCTTTTACAGGTAAATGGCTATAGCCTTCGACTAGTTCTTCTGTCTTATCAACAGTCAATTCAATCAGTTCGGCTTCCATTTCTTTGTAGAACTTAACAATGTCACGAGCAGATTGGGCTGCCGCATCGATTGTTTTTAGATGGGTATATAAAGAAAACTTTTTGTCTAAGGTATCATCTAGGTGTTCGTCAATGAACCCCTCGATTTCTCCCATAACAGCAAGAGTTTTCTCTTTCAATAACTCAGATGGATTCTTCCTTTTAACTTCAGGCTTATCATCTTCGTCTTCTTCAACGGCATTGTCGAGGTTGTATTGACCTCTGCGTATAATTTCATCAATATTATCATTGATAAAATCTTTAGCGGCTTGATCGAGTTCCGCACCCATCAATTCCATCTTCATAAGAGATGCAAGAGTGGGTGAGGTTCTCCAATCTTCGCTGGCTTTGAATGCTTTCAAGTCATTAGGTCGATAAGACTTGATCCATTCTTGAGCCCAAGAAACATACGACTTTTTTTCATAGAAGTAACCATAGTGTCGCAATGTTTCGAGAACTTTCTTTTCATATTCTTCTGGTTTTACTTCTGACCAGTCGATTGTTTCTCTACCGATATTACTTTCTTCGGCTAACTTTGCGGCATTGCCTCTTCTAGGTATCGCTCGTTTTTTGGATTTAGCCATTATCTACTCCTAGCCATTAATTTGAGTTGCTACACCATTCACTTCAGTAACACTAGTCCATCTAAATGATCTCCAACCTTGTGCAACATTATCCCATACTGCACAGACACCCTCAGAAATCTTTTTACTTCTAGATGCTTCAGAAGTTGTTTGTGGATTAGGAATCAAATCTTCACTAAGAGTGGCTAACATTTCTCGGGTAGATCCATCAACCTTAGTAAAAGTAAGATTAACTTCACCAGACTTCAACAAATTTATCACTTCACTTTTTTGCATTACTTTCTCCTTCATTACTATTAATTATAAAATCATCAATCTTGCGGGTCAGTCCTACATATCCACCGATATGTTCACCTTTCCAAAGAATTTGTGGTATACCTTCTGCTTCAGGAAACAATCTTTTAAAGAGAGTGTAGGTATCCGAATCATTGTATATGTCAAGATACTCATGTTCTATTTGCATTGCCTCACACATCTGTTTACACTTCAAGCAATGAAAACAACTATCAGATCCGAATATAGTTACCATACATTTCTCCAGATTTTGAGTAGTATATCAGGCTTATTTGCTTTTGTCAAGTATAAGACCATAATTAAGATAGGTCAATTTTTGTTCATCGCCCAAATCTGCTAGATATTCTAGTTCTGGATGCTCTGAAAAATAGTTTAAAACTTCTTCTTCAGGCGCCCACTTAGATTCGATAATCGATTCGCCTATATACTTTTGTGATAATTCACCTATCTGCTCACAAGTTACACAATCATCTGCCCAACCTAATTCTACTGGAGAATCTGGATTCAGTTCTTGAAGCCTATCTTCAGCGATAACATATGTGTGGGCGAATGTTTGAATAGTTTTAACAACTGC